AACGCGGACGCCGTGGTGGTAATCGTTGGGCATGGTGAATCCTCGGGTGATGCCGTTAGGGCACGGCGCTGAGTTGCAGAGGGACGGTGATCGCGGCGGGTTGGGCGACGGGTGTATCGGTGCGCAGGCCTTCGAGCGTCACCACCACCTGGCCGGGCTGGTCGCCCAGAGCTATCGACACGCGCGACAACTGGACGCGCGGTTCCCAGCGCATCAACGCGGTGGCGACGGCGGCGACCAGGCGGATGGTGGTGGCGGTGTTGAATGGCTGGTCGATCAGGCGCGGCAGCAGCGAGCCGTAATCACGGCGCATGACGCGCGAACCGACCGGCGTGCCCAGAATGTCGCCGATCGACTGCTGCAGGTGCGCGAGCCCGTCGAGCGGCTTGCCGGTGGTGCGATCCATGCCGCGCATTACAGCGGCGCTCCGGTCACGGGACCTTCGATGGGATGAGCGTGGCCCTTGACGCTCTTGCCGCCGCCGGTGACGTCGATGGTCGCCGTGAGCTTCGTATCGACGGTGACATCGCTGGCGACGTGCAGCGTGGCGCCGAGGTCGGTGTCGTCGGTGACCGAGAGCTTGCCGATGATTTTGGTGTTGCCGGCGAAGGTGAAGCCACCGGAGGCTGTGACGTGTGATTGGCCACCCTCGGGCAGCGTCGCGGTGAGCTGGTGCGACTCGGGGTCATAGCGAAAGACGGCGCCGTCAGAGAACGTGGTGACCTTGGCCGTGGCGCTGCCGGCCGGGCGCGGTACCGCGTTGGAGTAGATCGCCGGATGCACGACACCGCGCGCGGTATCCCCGCCGGGGCAGAACACCATCACCTGCTCGCCGATGCTCGGGTCCCATCCGGTGCTGGCATCGCCAGCGCGTTCCACAAACCACGGCATCGGCCGCGTCACCAGCGCGCCAGTCTTGACCGTGCACAAGCCCGCATCATGATCGACGGAGGCGATCGTGCCGAAGCGCAGCAGGTTCTGCAGCAGACGCAAGATTTCGACGAGCTGATCCATGCCGGCATGGTGCTAATGCCATGCGCGCGAGGGCTAGGCGCGGCCGATGTACCAGTGGGCTGGTACATCGATAAACAGCATCCCGTGTAAAAGCGATGCCGTCCTCTCGTCGAATGTCCGCTTAGACGGAGCCGTCCACGCTGCAGTGGAGTGTGATCGTTGTCGTCGACAAAACCTGCCCCGTTGAAGCGTTGCGGAATTGAATGGTGAGCGCACCGCTCTGGTCTTTGGAACCGCCTTGGAATCCTACGGTTTGCGCTAAGCCTGCTTGCTGCGCCGCGCCGCAGGAGAGCCAGCTCGATGCACTGCCAAAGCTCCCGCTCGTTGTTCCTGACGACTGCTGCAGGGTCCACGACCCACTGAAGGCGACTTGCACGGCCGAGACGGCCAGCCCGAAGGTGTTCCATGTGCCGGAGGCGTTGACCGTGTTTCCCGCAGGGGGATTACCGGATGCGGCGGCGTGTGCGCGGTAACCCGTGACGTTATATGTGCCGTCCGCAGAGACGTTGAAATAAATGTTCGCTTGAGCCGTTTGCCGATTAGCCGCGACATCGCCAGCGTTATATTGCTTGCCGTTGATGGGCAGGCTGTAGACGGCCGTTCCCTTGGTGGTCCATCGCGGGCCGTTGTCGACGCCGGCGCTGTTGCGGTAACCGAAACTCGGTCCTGGTGTTCCGTAGGGTGCGGCGGCGTATTTCAAACCCACCCCGTTCGATAGACGAAAGTTTTCGGCTTGCGGCCCATCACCCACGATGTCGGTATCAAAAAGGTTGTCAGCATCGACAGCGGCGCCATTGCGATAGCCCGACATCAGCTGGCTGCCGTTTCCGATACCGGAGCAGACATGAGTGATGCCGCGGCAGCGGCTGCATGCGCCGCGATGACCGCCGCACGCTCGTTGTAGAGCGCGTCATACGCCGCCTTGATGACCAGCGCTAAGCCTGCCGTCGATACCTGCGACAAGTCGGCACCAGTTACAGGGTCGGTACCGACACCAAAGCAGCGCGGTGCAATGTCCGCAATGGTGACCTGCAACACGTCGTAGTCGCCGTTCAATGGCTGATACGCGTTGTTGACGAACAGACTTTCGCGCGCCTGAAAGGAGACCACGCCACTGCCGGTCGATGGATCGTAAAGGAGGTGGGTTTGCTCGGCGATCATCTCGGCCGTGATGCCGTTGGCGATGGTGCGAACGCGTGCATTGGGTGTCATGCGTGTAATGCCTTTGGGTTTATGCGTGGAGTGCGTCGACGCGTGCGGAAAGCTCTTTGATGGCTTGAATCAATACAGGTGTGATCTGCGCGTAATCCACGGTCTTGCGACCGGCGCCGTCTTTGCTGACGGCCTCGGGGATCAGGGGTTCAAGTTGTTCGGCAATCACGCCCAGACGACGGCGCCCATCGGGGTTATATGTCTTTTTGTAGACGTAACTGGCCGTCTCGATGGCGCACACTTCAGCGAGCCCGGATCGGACGCGTTTGAATTTTGTTTTCAGCGCCTTTGAGGAGCCCACCTGAAATCCGCCGGTGGCGTAGCACGTGCCTTGCAGCGCCGGGTTGGCGACGCCTTCATGGATGATGCGATAGGCGACAGCGCCATACGACCAGCCACCGATCTTCATCACGTTGTCCGTGTCCAGACCGAAGTGGACGCCGCACTGACCCTCGCGAATGAAGGACATCGTTGCCGACGCGCTGTTGTTGGCGGCGTTGCCGATTTGCAGGGACGTATTGCGGTCGTTTCCACTGCTACTGATGGATGAAATGTTCGGCGGCGCGCCAGATGAGAAAATGGTTCCGGCCGTGCTGTTGCTGTTGCCGCGTAGAATCGCCGTCTGATTCACCCAGCTTTCCAACGCGACGTTGCCCATATCGGTCGCATCGATAGTGACCTTGACCTTCGCGCCACTCCATCCGATTTTCACCGCGTTACTCAACTGACCCGTGCCAGTGCCCTGCTGCACCGGCGTGAAGCCGAGTGAGTTCTGCTTGCCCGCCAGCGCCTTGGTCATCGTTGCGGCAAAATTGGGATCATCGCCCATCGCATCGGCGAGTTCTTTTAGCGTATCGAGTGCGCCGGGTGAGCCATTGATGAGCGCGTTCACGGCCGCGGTGATCTGCGTGGTCACCGCCGTCTGCAGCGGCCGTGCATCGAGCGCGGTCTGCAGACCGTTGATGTCGGCGATCGGATGCGAGTGGGCGAGGGCAGCGGCGCCGATGTTGGCCAGCACTTGCGCCGGCGTTTTTTCCGCGAGTGCGCCGGTGCCGTTGCCGACCAGGTAATTGCCAGTGGTGAAGCTGCCGGCGCCGGTACCACCGCGTGCCACCACCAGGGTGCCGCTGGTGATATCGGCCGCGGAGTGTTGGTGCGCGGACGGCGTGAAAGCGTCCGGTACATTGGTGAGGTTGCCGTAGTTGCGGTAGTACGCACCGTGCTGGCCGTCGAGCAGATCCGCGTCGAGCCCATTGCCGCTGCCAGTGTCGTACGAGGCTGCGCCACGGACGCCCAGCGCGGTAACGAACGCCAGCGCGCTGATCTTGTTGAGTAACGTCTTGACGAAGGCGCTCGGTGCGCCGGCGCCAAGGCGATCGTTGAATGCGGCCAGCAGGCTCTTGGGCGTGATGGCGAGCTGAGGGTCGGCACCGGTGAGGGTTTCGGCATCGGTGGCGAACCGCACCACGCCGGTGACATCCGTGGTGGCCAAACTCATCTGAAAGTTGGTGTCGCCGAACGTGAGGCTGTTGGCGTCGATGTCGGCGAACTGCACGTCGGCAGCGAGCAGCATCGTGGCCTGTGCGCTTTTCTGCAGCAGGGTCGTGGCCTGGCTGAAAACGCCGAACAGCGTGTTGTCGGCAAGGTAGATGCCTAGACCATTGACCGAGTACGCATCCGTGCTGTCGTCTTTAATGGTGACGTGCAGGGTGTCGGAGGCGGTCGCGCCACCGGAGAGTGTGGTGATGCGCTTTATTTCACCGGGCAGTGTCGTCATGTTTGGGGCATAGGCGAAGCTGCTGGCTGTGATGCCGACCGATGCCACGATGACCGCATTGGT